CAAGGGACGTTGGCGGTGCTATGGTTATGAATGACCAAGCAGGGAAAACTACGGGCGTTTTTACCCTTATAACTGAACTTACTCAAGCGGGTGGTGGTGGTGCCCCACACGCTTATGGTTATGGGGTAAGTAAGAATAGTGATGCTTTGGATAGTTATACAGGAAATGACGAATCGGCTTATCCAACTACCTCTTTTCTAGGAAAAACTAATGGTGACAAAATAAAGGTGGTATATGACACAAACAATGAAAATGTCATAACGCATTATCTCGATACTGGAAGTGGTTACGGTTCTGCTATTACCACTGTGAACGCTGAGGGATCAGCATGGTCAAGCACGACCTTAACAACTCCGTACTTTTTTCTAGTCGGTTGGTCGGATGATGCCTCCCATTGGATATTAACCTGTAGTGGGACTAGGGATTATGATTCGATAAATGCAACTGGTAATTATACCTCTACAACAGAAACGGCAAATGCAACAGTTTCTAAGATGGGGGTTGTTGTTCTTTATAAAAATGCTTATGGCACTGCTACATTAGATACTGATCTTATAGTTCAAGTATCTGCGGATGGGGGTTCAAACTATACATCTGCCCCATTAACTGCTGCGGGAACATTCTCTACAGGGATTTTATCTGCTAAGTCTAACGATATAACAATAAGTAATACTGGTACTGCTCCAAAGTATAAGATCAGTTTTGCCAACCAATCGGAAGGTGTAAAAGAAACACAAGTGCATGGTGTAGCACTATTATATTAGGTATAAATTATGGCATTAGAAAGCGCAACATACATTGATGGGCTAGTAACTAGCAACCCTACGGGATCAGATAATATCTCGCAGGGTGACGAGCATATCAGGCTTATAAAGACAGTATTAAAGAATACAATACCTAATGCTGCCAGTGCTACTGTTCCTATAGTAAAATTTACCACAACAAATCAATCTACTTCCTCTACTATTAGAAGCGATACTTATGCTGATACTGGATGGGCTATTACTCATGACAAGGTTAGTGCTACAAGCAATTTATATATAACTGTTCATGGGATGGTAGATCAGTTTTCAGCATGGGATGATGGAGAAACTCACCAATACTCTTATATTCAGCTATCTGATACCTCTGGTACGATAGTAACTGGTTCTACTGCTAATATACTAATAGCAGATATGAAAGATGACGGGTTTACTATAACTGCTTCTGCTGAAGTAGGGTTCGGATTTTCCCACCTTTGGAAAGTTACTGCTGCTCAATGTCCTGATGGAACAAGCGGGAATAATACCTTTGATATTTGGACTAAAACTTTTACGGCTGCTGCGGGTGGCACTACATTTGTGACAGGGGTTATGTCCGTTATGGAGGTTGAAGAATGAACAGTGTAGCATTAAGTAATATTCTATGGTCTTTATCTCCTGATGTAGGGTTTGCTATTTACGGTATAGTAGACAATGAAAACGACTATAACAGTAATGTTGTTTTTATTGACCAATCTAAAAAGCCCACTTGGAGTCAAGTTCAATCTGGAGAAGACCCTGAACAATGGAAGGTAGTAAGGGGTGATCGAGATAAGAAACTTCTTTCTTGTGATTGGACACGACTTGATGATGTTCCAATTACACCGGAAAAGAAATCTGAGTGGGAAACATACCGTCAGGCTCTTAGGGATATAACAACCCAGCCAGACCCATTTAATATTACTTGGCCGACCCCGCCAGCATAATGTCACTTGTACCTATTACTAATGTAGGTCAGGTAGGGATAATACAAGACATTCCACCTTATAATCTTCCGCCTAATGCGTGGTCTGGCGGGAATAATGTTAGGTTTCTTGATAATGGAGTGAAGAAGGTAGCTGGTTATGAGGCAGTCATGGCAACAGTTCCATTTCCTCCTTACTATATTCAACCCTATCTAACAAACACTAACACCTATTATTGGGTAGCATACGGAGCTACAGACATAGCCGTCTGGAATGGTTCTACATGGACGGATGTAACTAGACAAGCTACCGGAACCCTTAGCGGTGGAATAAATGATTCGGTTGCAACAATAACTTTAGCGGATGCTAGTGCATTCCCAGTGAGTGGAAGTATAGCTATGGGATCGGAAGCTATTGACGATGGTGATGCTGATGCGTATGAGGAAGTATCATACACCGGAAAATCGAGCAACGATCTTACTGGTTGCTCTAGGGCGCAGGGTGGCACTACAGCCGCCCCACATTCAAACGGTTATACTGTCACACCCATAAGTACAACAGCAACCAGTGATAGTGATTATAGTGCTAACCTAAAAACTAATAGGTGGCAAGCTACTAATTTAAACGGTTTGATTGTAGCCACTAATGGATCAGATGCGGCACAAATGTGGCCGCTTAATTCAAGTGCTACACCAGAACTAACGGTCCCTTTTAGGGAACTTAGAAGTTGGCCGTCTGGAACAAGCTGCAAGGTTATAAGGTCTTTCAGAACATTTCTTGTTGGGCTGAACTGGTCAAGAAGTTCCATAGAAGAAACAAGATTGGTTAAGTGGTCAACTGAAGCCGCCTTTGGACAACCGCCCTCGACATGGCTGGAAACGGATTATAAACTGGATGCTGGTGAGTACCAGTTGGCAGACACGCCGGGGGATATAGTTGATGGTATGGCGTTTGGGGATTCTTTCCTGATTTACAAGAACGATTCCATATACATAATGAACTATGTAGGAACACCATACATATTCTCATTTAAATTATTGTCTCCAACAATAGGATGTCTGACCAAAAACGCCCTAGCGGAATATGAGAATGGGCATTTCTTCATTGGGAACTCTGACTTCTATATTTGTAATGGTCAGAAGGTAACAGCGCTCCTGCCGGAGAAGTTAAGGCGTACAGTATTTGAAGACTTAAATGGTGCTAGCGATAACTATAAGAAATGCTTTGTCGCTCCTGATTATGTAAGAAATGAGATGTTAGCCTGTTACCCATCCGGTAGTTCAGATGAGGTGAATAAGGCTGTAATATGGAATTGGAGAACTGGGACATTTAGTTTAAGAGATTTGCCAGATACCTCCCACATTAGTTCTGGAATTGTATCAATATCAGCCGGAACCACTTGGACAACCGTTGTTGGAACTTGGAACACCGGTTCTGGAGCATGGGGTACTGGCAACTATGATAATGTTGCGGAGAATCTTGTATTTGCCGATGTTACTAATACGAAAATATTTAGGGATAATTCCGGAAACAAAAAAGATACGGCTAACATGACCTCATACGTTGAGCGTACCGGGTACGATCTTGAGAGTCCTTCTGAAATAAAATTCGTATCGGCAGTATATCCGGAGATAGAGGTTTCGGGAGGCAACTCAGTAAATGTATATGTTGGTCACCAGATGGCTACAGAAGAAGCCATCACTTGGGAAGGCCCAATTTTGTTTAACCCCAATAGCCAATCAAAAGTTTCTTGTAGAGTTACTGGTAAGTTCTTTGGTGTGAAGATAGAATCTGCCGGCGACTTTGATTGGAAACTACATAGTTTAGCTTTTGAGGTACAACCAAGAGGGAAGCGCGGAGGCAGGTCATACTAATGGCATACTCACCTAAAGATGTAAAGTCGGTAAACAGGTGGTCGCCAAATCCAGCACCCGTATCCCCTGAACAACTACCCGATTACCTCTTTAACGAGTTAAATAGGGTAGGGGATATTATATTTAATATTGATACGCTGAGGTTAGAACAAACTAATGTAGAGCCGTCTAAAGCAAGGGATGGTGATATTAGATATGCTGATGGAACGAATTGGAATCCGGGGTCTGGTCGTGGCATATATGTTTACATAGATGATGCCTCCCCAGCTTGGGAAAAACTATGACTGTAAAGGGGCATTTAGTAATGCCGGAAGATGTAGCTTATGTTTGGGATAAGGTCCACCCATTTCTTGACAGAGTTCAAGAACATACAGAGGGTGAATTAAATTCTGAAGATTTCTTAGAACCGCTGACTCATGGCGATATGCAACTATGGATATTCACCAAAGATAACGAGGTTCATTCTGTGATGGTAACACAGATCATTGACTACCCACAGAAAAAAATCCTGCGAGTGATCTCACTAGCGGGAGAAAGTTTTGAAGAGATAAAATACTTTCAGGAAAACTTGGAAGTGTTTGCTTTAAAGATGGAGTGTAGTGCTCTGGAACTGTGGGGTAGAAAGGGATGGAAGAAGTTATTGCCGGATTGGAATGACACTTACATTGTATATACTAAAGACTTAAAATCGAGGATGCAATAATGTCAGGTGGAATGAATCAGCAGTACCCGCCAATGGGCGGAGGAATGGGCGCAGGTGGACAAGGCGGCATGAAGCCTATAGGTACATACACATCAAACGATTCATGGATACCAGAAGGATCGCCACAATTTGAAGGTGGTGGGCCTATTGGGCAGCCAACTTTTGGTGTGGGTATGCCCGGTGGTGGTGGATCGTGGAATGGTCCCGCCCCACCCGGATTTACACATGGTGGTGGGATGGCAACATCGGCCTTAGAGGAATTTATAAACCCGACCACAGGTCAAACATGGACCGCATCTCATGGTGGTTACCAGCCTCCTCCGGGATGGCAGAGAGTCGGCGGTCCGGGGTTTTCGGCTAACCCCGGTGGTGGATGGGGTGGTGGGCAAGGCGACCCGAACCGACCAGTCCCGTATCGGCCCCCTCACATTGCTCAACC